TTTACCGATAAATCTAAATTATAATCGTTGACGAATGAGTTTTTTGGGTAATCATTCGTGGTTACAATTTGTTTACTAATATCAAATCCATTATGTAAATATTGAGTCTTATTACCACCGCTCAATGGTGATGCGAACAAATCTTCACCTTTTTGTGTTAAGAAAAGTGTCGTATTTCCAATTTTAGTGGAGAATGTTAATTGTTTTCTTTCGGTTGAATACAAATAATTGAAAATCGTTGGTGCTTGTGTCGAGAAAAATAGACAACTTCCATCACTAAAAGTTTTTAAATTGAAAATAGAACCATCTTTCTCTATGTAAATAGTGGCAAGATTTCCAGATGACAATGATACTGATATAAAATTTTTAGTTGGCGATAATACAGCTTTACCAATATTCAAATAGGATTCATAATCACCAGTAAGTGCAAAAAAATCTGTGTCAAAAGATTTGAAATTCAAATATCTACCATCTATAGATAAAGGTGTGATTATGACTGTTGATAAAAATTTATTATTTTGAATTTTGAATGAGTTTTCAAAAAAATCAAAGTCTTTAATATAAAATTTAGTATTACTTTTATCAGTTGTCGATACCACATCTTTCAAGAAAGAAGAATCATTTATCGATAATCCGTTTTCAAAATTTTTAATATTATTATCGCTCACACATCCTTTTAGATCAAATGTGTATTCTACTGGAGAAAATGAGGATAATGGTAATTTATTAACAACAGTCACTAAAATATTTAATCGGTAGTCACATTCTCGAATAATTTATTACTGTTTTTAGCAAAAAATTGATATTCTCTTTTTAGATTATCGACAAATCTACTATTATTCAATATGATATCATCAAAATTTTCAAAATAATCATTTTTCCTTATTTTTATTGGTATAGTGAATGTGGAGATGTCATCAGATGGATATACCACAGATAATTTAGCTGTTAATGTGCTATATAAAGTGTTTGAAGGTGCTTTATAATCTTTTGATATTCTTTGACATAGAATTTTTGAATACTTTTCCAATATAATTTCTGGATATATGTTATCCTCAGAATATTTTTTTATTGGATCGTTAATCAATAATACTTCATCTCCATCACCCCATGATGCTTTGACATACAGGGGAGGTAAAGTCTCATTGATGCCACTGATAGATATACTCAAAGTAGTATCATCTTGAAATGATAATTCACTAAAAGTTGACAAAGTGGTCATAGAACCTGAAGATATTGATAGATAATAAGTATTCATATTACGAGTAAATAAGGTGCTATTGTTGCAATATTGTCGGATGACAACATGGTTAAAGTTGAAGTATCAACATTGGTGAATGAATTTGAATTATTTTGATGTAAATTGATGTATTTCACACTGTATGGTGAAATTTCATATGTAATATCCAAAATATCAAACATGTAATTTTGATCTTTCATCAAAGCAGATACATTGAATATCTTGTTATTTTTATCATATGCAACTACTGGTGAATCCATCTTATCATATGCTACATTATTATCAGAAAGTGTGATATTTTCTGAACCGAATAATTTTTCAGTGAAATTTTCAATATCAATACTATAACACAGCATTGATAAATTCAAATCTTTTGATAATAATATAAAAGGTGATCCGGTCGTGGTCGTGGTTGTTAGCGAGGGGGATGTTGATAATGGTGTGGTGTTTATGTCAAATAAATTATAATAAATTTTGCCATCAACATAGTATCTTTCACTGATTCGATTGAACGAATTGGTGTTAATTTCTTTGACGAAAGGTGATTTTTTAGGATCTTGGAATAAAGTTCCGTCAAATCCAACTTTAAATGATACAAAATATTCATCAGTTTCTATACAAATAACATCACCAACAATTTCAAAGCGTTTTGCTTTTGTTGTTACAGAATTTAAAACATTTTGAGATAATATTGCAGATAGATAAGGAACACTACTCGACAATGGTAATATTTCACCACTGTAAATATTTTTCACGAACATTACACCTTCCATATCTTTTCTTTCAAGATATGATTGAGTGTCGAAACTTTCAATTACGAATTCACTATTACAATATAACGTATCATCAAACTGATATTCTGGTGATTTAAATGTATAATCAAATACGAACTCATCTGTCAACAGACCTCCATCAATATCAAAAGTGTTTGTATCATCTGGGAACAAGTTTCGTGTGAGATTTGCCGTTATCCTTGGATAAGATGCATCTAATAAAGCTCTTATCAAAGGTGAGGAACTATGAACACCTGCTTCTAGTAAAGTATCGTAATAATATGTATTGATTCCCGGAAAAGCACTCAAATCCGATGAGAAAGAACTCAGAGCATTGATGAGAAATCCTCCATCATAGTATACATAAGTTTTTTCGTTTGATGTGGGATCATACAATTCTTCATAAGGATTGAAATATCTTCCAAATAGAGTATAATAACCTGATAAATTTGTAAAACCTCCAGTATATGCACTCAATCCAGATCGGATGGTGTAATTAGTTGGTGTGCTACTTACTGTAGTATAATTAAATGCGAATCCTTCACCATAAAAATTATCATAGAATAAATGCCCATTTAATTGTAGACTCTTTACTGTATTATCTTCTACTACTTCAAATCCCAATTTGAAATTATTATCGTTAGAGAATAGACCAAACAAATTGCCATATATATCTCTCTTAGCATCTTTAACATAACCTTGGTCATATAGATTTTGGAGATATTTTGATTCATTACTCAAAAATCTTTCAGATGTATAACCATGAAATGTGGTATCATTTTGATTGATATTTGGTTCTAATTTTGCAAAACCAGACGTTTGATTTTTTGTTATTCCATTTTCATCGATAACAAATTCTAAGAAATTGTCATTTCCACATAAAAAAGGATCTGGGAAATAATATAATGTATTTGCCTTTAAATTGCTGGTATTTATATCAAACCTTTTCCGTATACCATCTAAAACCAAGATACCTGTTTTTTGTGGTTTGAAGAAACCACGATTTTTATTAGTTTGTAGAACACTTTTTGGGGTGCTTGCAGTGGTTGGGTAATTTTTATTGAAAAAATTCCCAATACTATTATTATTTTCAAATAAAAGACCTGAAACAAATTGTGAAGAAGTGTTTCCTGTGGATATATAGTAAAAATTTGACGATATATTCTTGGCGGTCTCTTTTCTTTTTAGATCAAAAAGGGTGGCGGTTTCTTTTAGAGTTCTAAGTTCTTCAGAAACACCCACAAACACTTCATTTATCAAATCTTGATTATCGCGAAGAAATATATCCAAACCATAATCCAAATCTTTGTAATCATATACAGAGGAATCTGGTAATTGGTCGAAATATAATGGATAAGAATCAAAAAGTTCTTCTATTTCAACATATAAATTTTCTTTTATATTTGATATATCATATTTTATCGATGAATCTGGTAAATTTTCGATAAAATTGATAGTAAAATCTTTAATTTTGTTCTTTAAATCGATCTCAATACCAAGACTTTTATTTTTAGTGGTCTGTAATTTGATTTCTTCCCTTTTACCTTTATAATAATTCGAAATAGTCTTTATTTTTTCGGTAAAAAATGGAATAGACATCTCTAATTGAAGATTGTCATCGAAATCAATACTTTCAAAAAATTGTTTTTCCTCGATAGTATTGTAATTGATAGCAATCTCTCTGATGAAATTTTTATATCTTTCTAAAATCTCATCAGATTGAAATACATTTTCACTTTTTTTAGTTCCATTCCATTTTCTAATATAATCAGTATAATATTCCTCAATATTATTGTCATTATAATAACCGATAATTGTTTTAAATTTGACAAAAGAGATCGGTGCGTCATTATCTATAACGTTTTTATCCACAACAATCGAATTTGTTATGGAATTGGGAATCGGTGGAAATCCAGATGAAAGACTCATTATTGAGTATTTAATTGCAATGATTCATATAACACCTCTCGAATTTTATTATTGAAATCATTTTCTGAATCGGTAGTTACGAGATTGCCTACAATATTGTCTTCAGTTCCTTCCAGATATTCATAAAATTCGTAGTATTTTGGAAAATCGTTATATGTAAAAGATGTCGGCAATATTAATCCCCAACCCCAATTATCATTGTATCCAGATAATTTATATGTATTAGAACCTGTAGCAGATACAGGTTGATATGTATTCAATAAATTGTATTTTGTTGAAAACTTTTCATATGATACTATATGAGTCCCTGCCGAAATAGTATAAGTGTTGGTGTTAATTTGATTTCCCAAATTTTTACCAAACTTTTCTTTTGAAACACTGTTTCTAGGGTTTAAATTCTCCGCAAATTTATTGGATTCTCCGAATAATTTATTGTTTTTAACTGATGCTAATCCAACAATTCTTTTTAATTGTTCTGGATATTTAAAAAATGACGATTCAAAAGTGTTTTGATCCATTCCAGTCATTTCTATCATGGAAATGAGTGCAGGTATCTCACATCGATCAGTATCATAATGATTTGTGAAGTAATTTGATATCTTTTCATGTATTTTTTTACCAAGTGTTTCTGGTGATGAGTTTATATCACCGAAAATACTTCTTATAAATTCATCGAATAGAACAGTCTTGTCCAATAAAGTTTCTTGGAAACGTAGCCCTTTAAATGTTTCGGTCATATCAAAATCCTCATTCACTTTTTCCAATGTGATGTAATTTTTTGGGTAGACACTAAAAGGTGTACTCACACCATTTATTGCATCGAATCCCACATAAAATGTTGCTGATATGAAAACGTCTTGTATTACATTATTAGAAGACAAGAATTTTACTCCACCATATACGTAACCATCACCTGTTTGATAAGTGGATAAAGTATATAAAGATGGACTTAATGGACTTGGTGGTGTTAAGGATGAAAGTATTTCAAAGAAAGCTTGGTCGATAGGACGTTTGATTGTATAATTTGATGTGTCTTTGATTTTAATCACAAAAGGTATCCATGTTTGATAGAATTTTATAGGATCTATATTGAAAGATGATATTGAATAAAATTCACCATCTAAACCATTAGATGTAATTGATAAACGATCAAAATCATCAATATAAACAATTGATGCAGATAATCTGATTGACGTATTGTTGATCGGATTATTTGAATTATCTGTGGTGAATTTAATGATGACATCATTATACGAGTCATCTTTGAAATAACAGACTTTTGAAGCGGATAAGCCAACAAAAAATGCATCTTCATCTGTTTTATCACATATTACAACATTATTGCTATTAATTTTAGCATAAATTTCATTACTCTGATCGAAATTTATGTAATCAATTGGTTGAAATTGATAGTTTTGTATTTTGTAATTATAAATTTTTTCAGAAAAGCTATAACTTTTTTCTAGATGTTTAAATGTATCAGTCAATAATGAATAATTTTGACTATTCGATCCCGATAATTCAAAATATACATTAGATAGATTTTTGTTTAGAGGAACTGTTCTTGTTATAGTGATCGGATCACTGTAATGAGAATTTTTCCAACTATTGGCAGACACATCTACTGTGAATGTATCATCAATATAATTTTTAATATGGTAATTTTTGGAAGATGTTGATATCTGAGCTTTTGAAAAGCAATCATATACCACAAGATTGACAGTGTATTCCCCAGCCTCTGAGTAGGCTTTAGTGGCAGTTACGGAGGTGGAGGTAGTTCCGTCTCCAAATGTCCACAAAACCTTCCTAGTATCCCCTATATTCAATAAATCAGGTATAAAAATGAGAGGTGTCTGTGGTAAAGCATATGAACTAAGAACATTTTCATTCTTATAATCTCTACTAGTGAATGGGATATATGTAAAATTACTCATCGATTACTTCAATCTTGTTAATTAGTGATTCTGGAGAATAAAAATAAGGGAATTTGAAGAATGGTAGAGTGATTGTCTGAGTGACATAATCAATATCCGAATCTTCATAAAGAGGATTCCATGAAATGAATGATATTCCATTGAATATTTCATTACCATTGACAGTTTTGATACTATCTACTCCTTCAATTTTGAGAATATTTGATGTCAAAGTTGACAAATCAATTTTACCACCCAAAGAATTATTTTCAGATGCGAAAAAGTCTAAAATAGTATCTTTTACTCTATTTCTAAGTATTTCTTTGCTGATTTTATTGGATAGATTTCTCACGATCCGTAATTTGCTAGTATTTTTGATCGAAACACTTGGATTTTTACTTGAAAAACCAATATCAAATGCCATATAAATAGCATCTCTTGGAACAATCTCATGAGAAATCATTTTTCTCTCCGATATATTGTCGATGATAATGTTTTTAAATGTATTTGGTAGAAATTGTGGATAAGACGCATCACTTTTCAAAGTAAATTTTGGAACAATGAATATATTCACATTATTAAAATCGCATGAATCCGCGAAATTCACATTATTCAATAGAACTCGTGTGGTTTTATTTGGATCTACGCAAATATCATAGAAATATTGTAGATATTCTTGAATGTATCGAGTATTTGATACCGTCTTAGCGGAATTGATAATATTTGGAAAGGATTTCTTCAAATATGTATCATAATCAGCTTCTGTAACCAATCGAATATTAGTATTATTCAAAATCGGCAGATTGTTTCTAATATCTTCAACACTTTCAGCATCTGCAATAGTAGATGATGGTAGAGAATTTGAAAATGTTAATAATGAACTGTTTGTGATGTCAATTTTTGTAGATAAAGTATCATAAATTTGTTGATAAATTTCATTATATTGTTGTGAATTGTATTCAAACAATTTTTTACCATTGATAGAATTTTTAGATACAATTCCAGAAGTTCCATCACTTAAAATGTAGAAAATTGCTACTTGATCTCCCACATTTAATTTTTTACCAAGAATCCCATTACCAAATTTTACTTCATAATGACCATTTTCATTCAATCTGAGATCATAAATTCTGTCATTATCTCCACTTAGATATAGATTATTTTCTTCACTATATTCATACCAAGTATCATCATCGATTTCTTTAACGAAAACCGAAATACTTTCACCGACAATGAATTTTCCATCGTCTACAATATTATCGACTACGATTGGTAAAGACTCGTATTCTTCACCTGTAGCAGTGTAGATTGGATACTCTTTAACTGAACCTTGATATAGAACTAAATTATTGTTGATGGATTCTATTTCTTCCGTGGCAGCAGTCGATTTCTCAAACACAAAATCGTTCAAAATAGTATATTGGATATTATCAATTAGAAAATAAGAATATTTTTTAATTTTATATGAACCGATAGATAATCCAGCATCTGCTACGCAATTCACATTCAGCAAGGATGTTTGTTTACCTGTTGGTTTGTAGCCCAAAAGTGCCACAATACGATTCATATTCTCATAAAGAGAAGTTTGTGAGAAAAGAGTTTCAGTGCTTGTCTGATTCAAATAGAATAGCAATACATGGTAACTATAAGCGATAATATCAATGAAAGATGACAGATTACTACCCTCATAATTCTGATCAGTGAATTGAGGATTCTCATTCAGACGATTGATAATGAACTGTTTTAATGAAACAGCATCAAAATTAGCGTAAGCATCTTTGGGTAGCTTATATTCGAGAAGATTTTCCATTGATAATATTTAATCAAACAATTGAATAACCAATAGTATCCAATTTCGATTTTAGAAAAACTCCTGTAATATTCAAAGATGGCACATCAATTTGTAGAGTGATATTAAATTCATTGTTATCCTCATCTGCAATCACAGTAACATTTCTCAATTTAATTCTGGGTTCTAAGGTAGGTAATCTACGTTCAATATCTTCAGTAATTAATTCAGCAGTGAAATCATCTATTGGTTCAAATAAATAACGTCTCAAATCAATTCCGAATTGTGGATTGAGTATTTTTTGACCACGAGCAGTTAAAAAGCAATTTGCGATACTGTTTTTGATTGCTTCTATATCATAAATCGCCTGAACATCCTTCAAAGACTCTTTTTTATTTAATTGAGCATTGAGAAATGTTGCTGGTTCCAAATCAAATGAAATATCTTTGTATAGATATCCCTTATTCAAGGATTTCTGTGATACATCATCAATTTTGAGCGATTTGATATTGATTTTCATAGGTATTATGCCCAATCTTTACAAGCCATAGCTTGGGGTGAACCGGCTTTTGCATTTGAGCAGTTATGACGTTTTTTGAACGACTTTTTACGCTTGGTATTTCCACTCTTACCAGTTACACGGACACCTTTTTGACCCCAATGAATTCTTTTATATGAACCATCTGATTGTCTAGCACATTTAGTCCATTTTTTGCCTTTTCTATCACTAGATGCTTTTTTAGTTGGACCAGTGCATTTTTTGGATTTTTCTTCAAAGATTTCCATCAAATCTAACTTATAATCATCTTCATCAAATGAGAAACTTTCAAGTATTCTGGCAGCAACAACATCAAAAGATTCTTTGTATACAGACTTTTTAACATCTTTAATAGCAGCATCAGTTCTCGACTTAAACATTCTGAAAGATGTTGCGCCATCTCTAGCAACAGCAAATTCTCTCATAATATCAGCATATAAATTGTCTTTATATTTTGGTGGTATTTGTAATCTATTTACTGCATCACGAAGAGACTCTTTAACATCTTTATCTGCCCACATTTTGTGGATACCTGCTACCAAACTCTTATCTTTCACATACTCTTTACCACTCACAATATTGGCAATGTCTTGCAATGCTTGTTTATGGACAGGACTATCTTCATCAACTTCTACGATTTTTTGTTGATGAATTGCATTCTCATTCTCCATGTATTTGAAAATTCTAGCAAATGTAAAGAATGGAAGAGATTCAAAATCTCTTACAGTGCTAATATTGATATTCTTGTTCAATGCTTTACCGACATCAAATTCGTTATTTTCATATGCTCTTTGAAATCTTTCCAAGTAACCGACGATAGGGTTTGTATTGTCTAATCTGGTAAGTGCTTCCAAAGCTGCGATTTGCTCAGATCTTCCACCTAATTCATTCCAATTCAAGTCTTTCAAAGACTTTTTCTCTGCTATTTTATCGGTATCCAATTTATCGAGGATCATTTTGGCATAGTCGGTAATTTCTTTTTTCAATTTTTCTATTGCCAAATCATTTAATTTTTTGTTTTGTTCTCCGACAAAACCTAAACGCTTAGAAGTTTCATCTAATTTCAAAACAATTTCATTATATTCTTGTGTGAGACCACTTTCATCATCACCAATTTTACTTTCCAATCTATCAATTTGAGTTTGGATTTGGGACAATTGAGAATTACTCATTTTCGCATTATTCAATTGATCTTCTAATCTGGATAGAATATCTTTTTCAACTTCTAAATCTTCCATACTACGGACAATTGCTGCGATTTCTTTATCACGCAATTTTTTCTTAGTATTGTTGATTTCACTTTTAATTTTTGCTAATTTGTCTGGATTATTGGTGTTTTGAGATAGTAAAAATTTATAATTCTCCATCTGTTTCAGTAATTTGGTTACTTCAGATTTTTTTGGACTATCTTTAATACTTTTAAGTAATGCATCGACTGTTCCTCTAGCAGATCCTACATTTTTAGCAAAATCTCTTTTACCATCTGCCGACATTTTGGCATAACGATTATAATCCGATACTTGATTTTTCAGACCATCTAGAACTGATTGTAAAGAGGATAATTCACCAGATTTTTTAGATTCTGCTCTGTATAAATTATCCAGTAATTTTTCATCATCATCACTGATAGATTGTCTATTTTCATTGAAATCTTTTATTAGAGATTTTAATCTTGATTTGAACATACCATTGTTCAACAAAAGACCGAAAGCATTTTTAAAGGTATTCCATACCATACTTCCTTCCAATTTACCCGAATCTTTTGCTTCAGATGCTTTAAATTCCCATCGATTCAATGCAACACGTTTTTCTGGATTAGTTACTGCAAATGCTCCACCGCTACGCAAACTACCTTTAGTGGGATCAGTCTCTCTCGATCTAGAATATAGACCACGATTTTTTGCAGCACCCGGACGAAAACCACTTTCAGTTACTAAATTACAAAGATCATCAAACTTCATAGCATTATTTAAGCAAATGAATTAAATAAATTTATGTTAAACAAAGATCGAGAAAATATTTCAAATCTTTATGAGGAGATAATTTTGGAATTATCTCAAACCACCATAAATTCTGCATTATTAAAACATCAGGATATTGAGGATAAAAATCCAGTTGCAAAATCGAGATCTAAAGATTTTTCTGAGAGAACAAAAAAACTCGGAGAAAAAAAAGGATTCTTGATAAGGACTACTACCGATCCGAAATCGAGAACCACTTCAAATTATATGAATTATTATATAGAAGGAGCATCTATTGAGGATGATATTATCAATATAAAGGCATTGATGGTTGATCCATATAATGTTACGAAATCGAAATCCACTGAATTAGAATACTATATCGGTTCAAATTCTCTCAAACCTGCACCTGCTGCCGAACGTGGATGGGGTGAAAAAATTTGGCTTCTGAGTAGAACAGATGCCGAAAATCTTTCTAAAACAATAAAAAAATACACGGGTATGAACGTGTCTTGGAAAAATATGGATTTCATTCATTCAGCGGATTATTCTAACCAATATGCAGATACTCGATACGATATGAGTAAATTGAAGGAGTAATATACTAAATAAATTTATGGGTAAAAAATTTGACTCTATTTTCGAAGCAGTTGTTTCTAGGCATCAGGCAGGTGGATATCTACCGGGTGATATCGTAGTATTTCGTTCTAATTACAAATCTACTGATTGTTATAAAGATCTACCAAAAAAGACTCAACAAGATTTGGATGAGATGGTAAAATCTGGTCTGAATATCAAAGTTGTCTCTGTCGGTGATAATCTTTCTGGATCTAATGCTAACAACCAATATAAAACATCTTTAAACGCAGTTATTACTGTAGCTGCTGATCATGGTGGTGGTAGATATTATTCAGCTATTACTATAACCCCAGATATGATCGATTTTGCTGAAAATGATGGTGTCAATCTTCCAAAGATTCCTGATCAATTCCGTAGAGATGATAAGTTTAATTTCAAACCTCAAAAATTTGAAAGAGATAATGATTTTATCACGAATGTCACCGATAAAGGCAATGGTAAAAATACTCCAACAAATCTTAAATTAGCTGGTGAATCTACTTTGATCAGACAAGATAATAAGAATCTGTCTGCATTATATGAATCAATTTATATTGATGACGAAAAATAATACCCACAAACAATAAATAGAGATATGGCATATTTTAG